AACTATTCTTTTAAGGAAGATGGATTAAACCTGAAACCTAGTAGAGTTATCCTAAATTTGTTTAATTTTGGAGATAGTTCTTGGATACATACAGATAATGAAACGCCAGATGCTTGGACAGTTATTATTTACTTAAATAGCTTCTGGGACATTAATTGGGGTGGAGATACTGTTTTAGTGGATGGAGATGAAATCCTAAAAACATTTAATCCTACCCCAGGAAAGTTTGTTGCTTTTAAGTCTAATATAGAACACGGAGCAAGGCCAGTATCTAGGGAAGCATCCTATCCCAGATTTGCTATTGCGTTTCATTGTAAAAATGACGTACACGTATAAAAATATAATAAACATCAAGTTTCCCATCTATGCTCTACCTAATGATAATTGGCAGTACATAGATGGGTTATTGTTTTTAGATAATCAAATTTTAGATGATACTAATGTTAAAGGTGAATCATTAGGTATCAGAAGATTGAAAACGCCGTTCAAGAATTTATTTCCACTAAGGAAAGGTTCTATGGATATTCAATTTTTACTGAAATATAAGCATTTTATAGATAATTCTGGAAAAGTCTTTACTTATGAGAAAACACGGTTTCACGAATTAAGTTACTATAAAATAAAGTCAGTTGAATTAAAAGAAACTGGCTCATTAGTATGGTTTTATGGAATTTCATTTCCTTTTGAACTTCCTAGACCTCCTCCAGATAAAGCAGCGTACGCCAGAATTTTACACTTAAATAAAGTTCCTTGGCTTATCTATGATTTTGCCTTTGAAAAAGGTAAAGACACTAGAAGGATGGTATGAGTAAACAAGAGCGAACATCTAGACGTAACCCAAAAAACGTAGGCGCAAAGACTAGCGCAGTAAGAGGATCACTTCAAAATGATCACTTCTCACTAGCCGATATTGAGCCTATGACTAGGAACCAAGTATTAGTTTTCGAATCAGAAAATCACTTGGTACTACATGGTCAAGCTGGTACTGGTAAAACATTTTTATCACTATACTTGGCACTAGATGATATATTCAAAAAAGAATTTTCTAAATTAGTTATTATTAGAAGTGCCGTACCTACTAGAGATATGGGATTCCTACCTGGTAATGATAAAGAAAAGTCTGAAATCTATGAAGCTCCCTATAGAGACATTTTTACTGAGTTACTTGGTAGAGGTGACGCCTATAATACTTTGAAAGCTAAAAATGTTGTTGAATTTAAAACAACATCGTTTATCAGAGGAACTACTATTAGAGATAGTATTATATTAGTAGATGAATGTCAAAATATGACTATGCATGAACTTGATTCTATTATTACTAGAATTGGGGATAATTGCCGAGTTATCTTCTGTGGAGACTTTAGGCAATCTGATCTAAAGTCAAATGGATTGAAAGAATTTTTCAATATCCTACGTAGTATGCAAGATTTTGATTTTATCGAGTTTGATCTAGAGGATATTGTACGTAGCGGTCTCGTGAAAGAGTACCTAACAGCTAAGGGTCTATATGAGCAAAGCCGTTCTAAGTAATAGAATATTTATGGAAGTTACTGAGTCACAGCAAGCTGCTATTGACAAAGAACTTACATATTCTATACCCTCTTACAGTGAGTCTGATCCCCCTGTTGTTATTAAAAACATGGGGATCATTCGCCCAGGGTTGATTAGTTTTCCTATTGGTCGGAAAGATCTCATACCTACACGTTATGAGATTGTCGATAAACGCATAACTGCGCCGACTGATTTTCCCAAGTTTAAATTTGAGTTACGTGCAAGCCAGCAAGCTGTCTATGATGGGTTAAATGATAATGCCATCATCAACGCTTGGGTATCTTGGGGGAAGACTTTCACTGGCCTAGCTATTGCTGGTAAGCTAGGCCAGAAAACCCTGGTAGTGACACATACTGTGCCACTTAGAAATCAGTGGGCTAAAGAAACTGAAAAAGTATTTGGCTTTAAACCTGGGATTATTGGATCTGGTAAGTTTGAGTTAGACAAACCTATTGTTATAGGCAACACACAAACCCTATATAAAAATATCCCTAAAATAGCTAGAGAATTTGGTACTATCATTCTTGATGAAATGCATCACGTCTCTAGCCCTACTTTTGCCAATATTATTGATAAAAGTTTCGCCAGATATAAAATTGGGCTGAGTGGAACACTAGAGCGTAAAGATGGTAAGCACGTAGTCTTCCGAGATTATTTTAGTGACAATATCTTTAAGCCGCCTAAAGAAAACTTTATGCGACCTGAAATTCATCTAGTGTCTCTCGACATTAGATTTCTTGATGGTTCTAGTACTCCATGGGCGTTACGAATAAATGATCTAGTAAATAAACAAGAATATCGAGAGTCTATTGCCCTGATTGCAGCAAAATATGCTGCTGAAGGGCATAATGTATTACTAGTTTCTGATAGAGTACATTTCCTAAATACAGTAGCAAAATTACTAGGGGATAAAGCTGTAGCTATTACTGGAGAAGTAAGTCATGAAGATCGTGAATCTTTACTTCTTAGTGTTGGCGCAGGAACAGTAAAAATTCTATGTGGAACACAAGCTATCTTTTCTGAGGGAATTTCACATAACCCACTTAGTTGCCTTATATTAGGTACTCCTGTAAATAATGAACCATTGCTTACACAACTTATAGGGCGTGTAGCCCGCTATGTTGAAGGCAAAAGAACCCCTGTAATAGTTGATATTCAATTAAAAGGGAATACTGCGGCTAAACAAGCCAATGCTCGTTTGGGTCATTATATCAAACAAGATTATGTTATAAGGAAGTTGTAATGAAAGAATTATCTAACATGAATAAAGTAGAAATAACTATAGTTGAAGGTGTAGATTCGCTAGTAACTCTATGTCACAACAATGCAGTAACTGGCGGTTGGTGGCACGATGTTAATACTAATGAACCTTTGACTAGAAATAAAGGAGAGCTGCTAATGCTCATGGTATCAGAAATTTCTGAAGCTATGGAAGCAGCACGCAAAGATTTGATGGACGATAAACTACCACATCGCAAAGGTTTAGAAGTAGAACTAGCAGATGCAGTCATTCGTATAGCAGATTTTTGTGGTGGATTTAATCTAGATTTGGCTGGGGCTATTATTGAAAAGCTAGACTATAATAGTCACCGTGCAGATCATAAGCCAGAAAATAGACGACTGGCTGGGGGCAAGCAATTTTGAACGTATCATTAACAGGAATAACTTCACCATCTGCAGAAACTGATGTTTATACAGTTAATGATCTAGTAGCTTATATTGCTAGAGTAAGTAATCCAGCTAATCAAAATAATACTAAAACTGCCGCTAAACTGTTAAGAACTTTGATTAAGGGGTCTCATTGGAGTCCACTTGAAATGGTTCACATAGTTATGAAAATTACTACCACTAGAGATATAGGGCGTCAAATTATTCGCCACCGTAGTTTTGCTTTTCAAGAGTTTAGCCAGCGTTATGCTGTAAGTGAAAATAGCAATGTTCTTAGAGAAGCTAGACTTCAAGATCATAAAAATAGACAAAATAGTATTGAAACAAAAGATAAAAATCTAAAAGAAAATTGGCACATGCTACAAGTTTCTGTATCTTCTGTTTGTCGCAATGCTTATAATTGGGCATTAGATAATGGTATTGCCAAGGAACAAGCTAGAGTAGTGCTACCAGAAGGTAATACTGAAACTACAATGTTTATGGCAGGATCTTTAAGATCTTGGGTACATTACTGTATGCTACGTCAAGGCAATGGTACTCAAAAAGAGCATATCGAAATTGCTAATGAATGTTGGGAGATTATTCGTATACATTTCCCGGACATTGTTAAAGCTATTGAAGACTTAGAAGAAGCAGCATTAATTGAAAAATATAAGGCTAATTTCTTTGATTGGGCAGATGAGCTAGGTTCGGATGCCAGTAAGAAACTCCTTCTAGACTACCAGAAAATAGCTCTTGACAAGATGCTTAAAAGTTGATATAATGGCTGTTCAATACGATTGGAATAAGATTTGCAAAGCAGCAAAAAATAACGTTGGGCATATTATTACTATCTTTGATATGATAGTGTATAACAGACGCCCTCGTGATACTAGAGACTCTAGGATGCTGTTCTATGGCAAAGATTATTCAGGCCAATCTTATATGGTAAACCCAAAAGGTTTATTAGAATCCAAACATAACTTTACTTATAAAGAGATAGCGCAATATATTGCTTTAGCTAGTTATAGAAACTACTCAGATTATATCATAACTGGTGATACAACCCTGAGCCTACTCAAAAGTCCAGTTTCACCGCACAAATTAACAGGCAATAGACTACTACAAATAGACAAAAACATAAAGTTTCTATTTGAAGAAGTCCCAAAGGAGAATTAAAAGATGGCTATTTCATTCGCAAATGTCAAGGGTTCGGCTGTAAAGAATAAGGTCGATCAATATGTATATAAGGACGGCGATAATCGTATTCGTATTGTTGGAGATATTCTAGCGCGTTACGTTTATTGGGTTAAGGGAGAAAATAAGAAGGATATTCCTTTTGAGTGTCTCGCTTTTAATCGTTCTACCGAGTCATTTGACAATGCCGAAAAGGATTGGGTCAAGATTGAACGCCCAGAGTTGAAGTGCTCTTGGGCATATGCAGTTCAATGTATTGATCCTAGCGATGGTAAGTTGAAGGTACTTAACCTAAAGAAGAAGTTGTGGGAAGCTGTTATGCTTGCCGCTGAAGATCTAGGAGATCCTACCGACCATGATACTGGTTGGGATATTGTTTTCCGTAAGGCTAAGACTGGACCACTTCCTATCAATGTGGAATATCAGTTGCAAGTTCTAAAGTGCAAGCCACGTGCACTAACTGATGCAGAACGTCAAGCTGTAGTGGATATTAAGTCCATGGACGATGTACTTCCCCGTCCTACTTCCGACGCTCAAAAGGAACTTCTCAATAAGTTGCGCTCAGGTGCTACTGGAGAAGCTATTGACGAGGAAATTGACGAAGAATTTGCAGTAAAGTAAAAATTGATAAGGGGGCTTTCTAAGCCCCCTTATTTTTGTTAGGGGGAAGCATGACAATACTATTCACTGCTGATTGGCATATAAAGCTAGGGCAAAAGAATGTACCAGTACAATGGGCTAAAAATAGATACAGATTATTTTTCTCACAAGTATATGAAGTAGAACAGGAAGTTAACTTACATATAATTGGTGGAGATATATTTGATAGATTGCCAACAATCGAAGAATTAGAGCTTTACTTTGAATTTATCAAAGGTATAAAAATAACTACACTTATTTATGCGGGTAATCATGAGTCTACAAAGAAAGGTAAAACTTTCTTATCAAACTTAAAACAAGTTACAAATTTAATAAATCCACTAGTAAGTATAGTAGATACTATATTAGAAAATAATAGGTATACTATAGTACCTTATGAATTTATTAATACAGTAAAATGGGATAGTTTAAATAAATCTGTACCATTATTTACACATGTTAGAGGTGAGATTCCCCCACATGTAAAACCTGAGATAGATCTTGATTTACTACAAGATTTTAATATAGTCTTTGCAGGCGATCTACACTCTCACTCAAATACTCAACGTAACATAGTTTACCCAGGTAGTCCTATGACTACTTCTTTTCATAGGAAAGAAGTGGACACAGGATATTTACTTATAAGTGAAGATACAACCTGGACTTGGCATAAGTTTGAATTACCACAATTAATTCGTAAAACAGTATCTAACCCAAAAGAAATGCTTTCTACATACTATCATCACACTATCTATGAACTAGAAGGTGATGTGGTAGATCTTGGAAGTGTTCGTAATACCGAACTCTTAGATAAAAAGCTAGTGAAACGTAGTACAGAAGCTACTCTTTTACTAGGAAAAGATATGACAATGCAAGACGAATTAGTAGAGTATCTAACATATATTTTAGAAATACCAGAAAATAAACTTCCTGAATTGATAGGAGTGTATAATGATTACGCTAAAAGAATTAAAATGGAGTAATTGTTTTAGTTATGGAGCAGATAATGTTCTTAAACTAGATGAAAACACAATTACACAAATTGTAGGTACTAACGGATCGGGTAAATCTTCTATACCACTTATTATCGAAGAAGTCTTATTTAGTAAGAACTCTAAAGGTGTTAAGAAGGCAGAGATACCCAATCGTAATACTGAGGATGATTCATACAATATATCTATAACATTTGATATAGAAGAAAACGAGTATGAACTTAGTATAGCTAGAAAATCTACTCTTAAAGTAAAACTAACGGAAAATGGCATAGATATTTCAAGCCATACTGCTACTAATACTTATAAGACTGCATCAGATTTACTGGGAATGGATTTTAAAACAATGTCCCAGTTATTCTATCAGAATACAAATGCTAGTTTACAATTTTTGACGGCAACAGATACAAATCGTAAGAAATTTCTTATTGATCTTCTACACCTAGAAAATTATGTTGAATTATTTGAAGTATTTAAAGACGCTGTTAAAGAATGTGCTACTGTAGTTACAGTACAAGATACTAAGGTCAATACCATTCAAAAATGGTTGGACTCGAATAAATTGGAGGCTACCGATACACTACCCATCATTGAAATCCATTTGGACACATCAAATGATGAGACTCTATTAGGTCAGCTTTCTTCCGAATTTAAAAATATCTCAGATAAAAATAGAAAAATTTCAATTAATAATGACAATAAAAAATTATTATCTAGCATAGATATTAATGAGATTTCTGCACTTCCATCATTTGAATATACTTCATACGATAAAGATCTGACAACTTTAGGTGCTTACAAAGGTACAGTGCAAAATCTAAAATCCTCTATTAAAAATCTAGAGAAGTTAGGTGATGAGTGCCCAACTTGTACACAAGATATTTCCGCTGACTTTAAAGAATCTTTACTATCTGCGGATAGGGTAAACCTAGAAAATCTAGAAATAAATATACATTTCTTAGAGGCTAAGATTGCAGAGATTAAACTTAATAACAATAAATCTGTAGACAAGCAAAAACGCTTGAAAGAATGGGAAGATTTATATAGGTCTATTGATCGTAGTCTTCCTAATGATTTATTAGATAAGCAAGAGTATGAGACTAAGATTTCAGAACTCAAAGCTACAATAGCTAGTACTAAAATTAAGATAGCAGACATGCTTTCTGAAAATGAAAAACGTACTAAGAGTAATACCCGAATTTTAGTTATAGAAGAACAAACAGATAAGTTTATTGCTGAATTAACTGAAGCAGTTACGCTGTTAGACATTGAGTCAGTAAAGTTATCTAAGCTAGAAACACTCAAGAAGGCTTTTAGTACTAATGGTTTGATTGCTTATAAGATAGAAAATCTAGTTAAAGAGTTAGAAGAATTAACTAATAATTATTTAGCGGAACTTTCCGATGGTAGGTTTACCATCGAGTTTGTTGTTTCTAATGACAAACTCAATGTTGAAGTAACTGACTTCGGTAAAGTAGTAGATATTCTAGCATTATCTAGCGGAGAGTTAGCCCGAGTAAATACAGCGACTCTATTAGCACTACGAAAACTTATGAATAGTATTTCTAAATCTAAGCTAAATGTTCTGTTCCTAGACGAAGTTATTAACGTGCTAGATGAGCAAGGCAAAGAAAAGCTAGTAGAAGTTCTTCTTAATGAAGATTTAAATACTTTCATAGTTTCACATAATTGGACACATCCATTGTTAGCTAAATTAGAAATAATTAAAGATAAAAATGGGGTAAGTTACATAGAAAGATAATATGGTAGATTCAAGAGCAAAGGGCGCAAGAGGAGAGTATACTGTTAGAGATATTCTCCGAGCCAGTACTGGACTACAATTTGAGAGGGTTCCCTTATCGGGAGCCCTCGAATATTTAAAGGGCGATCTATATGTACCTAACAGACATAACCGATTTTGTATAGAAGTTAAAAACTATGCAGATTCACCTTTAAACGATAAGTTATTCACACAAGAGAAAACTAATAATCTAGTTCGATGGTGGATAAAGATTAAATCTCAGGCATTTAACTCTAAGCAAGAACCCTTATTATTTTTTAAATATGATAGAAGTAAAGTGTTCGTTGCCACTGAATTAAAGCCAGAAAATGCTGAAAAATACCTTTACATTAGTTGGTTAAACTGCTATACTCTATTAGCAGATGACTGGTTAGCAAAAGAAAGAATTGAGTTCATTCATGGCAATTAACTTTGCAGATACTATGGTAGAGAAACCATCCAACAATCTTATGGTTGTTGATGCGCTTAATCTTGCTTTTAGGTGGAAGCATCAAGGTAAGCTAAATTTTGCTGATGATTATGTAAATACAGTTATGTCGCTTGCAAAATCATATAATTCTGGTAGCGTAATTATTGTTGCAGATAAAGGCAGCAGTCTTTTCCGTAAAGAAATTTATCCAGATTATAAGAATA